CCTTTCTTTTTTATTGTAGGTCTTATGTTTAAGTCTCCCTTTTGTTTTATCTCTTTGATAAGTCTAGGTTCAGAAGAATCACATATAATTAAATCAGCTCCACATTCCATCTTATTCTTCATTGCTATTTCTGTTGTAGATAATCCTGCTTTACCATAGATTTCTTTTACATATAATTTACCTAAAGCTTTATCTACTGAAATTTTACAAAGCGTTGTCAAATCAACCGAAAATCCAAAGTCTTGGCAATAGCAAGTAACCTCTGTTTGTATGTAATCTCCTACTCTCCAGTTCTTAAAGATAGCACCCTCTGCCGCAGAAAGCCAACCTCCGAGTATCTGATGTTCATACTTGTCTGGTCTCTTTAGTTTCATTTCAAATATCTGTTCTAAAAATGAATCAGATAAGTTTTCTTTATTGTCTTTATAACTTGTATGTATGTAAGTAGTTTTATTAGAAGAACCATTCCAGCCTGAGCTTACTGCTGTACTTTGAAAGAATCTTTGGTATATCCAATGTTCTTTAGTTGTAGGATTTAATATAAGTATACATCTATTCTGTTTAGTTTGTGACCTTACAGAGAAATCAATCTTATCAAATGTAGATTCATCTGTTAACTCCTCAGCTTCATCAATAACAAAGGTTGTAACACCATTTAGAGACTTCAGGGCGGCTGTTTGGTTACCGCTTGATGTCCTGATACCTTTGAAGATTATTGAGCTTCCTGTGGTCATATTTATGATTTCATCTTTAGTAATCCTAAAGTGTTCATTTACTCCCATTAAATCTATCTTCTCTATAAACTCAGGAATAATAGAGGTCTGTGCTGATATCATTGTATACCTAGTAAACAAAACTTTGTGTCCTTGCTCATAGGTTAATGATAATAAGAATACAGCTACACCAAATGATTTACCAGAACCTCTACCTCCAGTGCATACAAAGTATCTACTCTTCTCTGTAAATAAAGGACTGTATTTATCGTTTAGCTTTAAGTTATTCATTGTTTAATTCATCCATATCAACTTCTTCTGACTCTATATCTATTGTGTCTTCTAGCTTTTCTACTTGATTATGTGAGGCATAGAAATTAATTACAGGTACATTCAATTTCTTCTTAGAGTTATCTTCATTGCCATCTTGAGGTTTACCATATCTATATTGCCATAGTAAATTCATATGTGCAAAGGAATCTTTAGCTTGTTCTGCTAATGCTTTCCAAGCTTCTTCTTCGCTACCAAAAACATCTTTCATTGCGTTCAACGCATAAATAGATATTCTTTCTTTCTTTGCTGGGGTTAATTGTGAAGATGATTTAATCAGTTGTTTCTTTGGTCCATACTTATCCCCTTTCTTTCTTCCATTATTCTTTCTGCCATCATTAGGTTTTATGTATGCTGAGTTTTGTTTTGCTCGTGCCATCTGTTATATAATTTTGTAAATAGTTTCCATATCTCTATACTAACTTCTTTCTTAGAATAAACTTCTTTTGTTATTGCTTTCTTCTCTCCAAGTTCTATTCCAATTTTACATTTAGTTCCCTTGTTGTTTAAGGGTATAATATATATCCTGTATCCTCTTTCTATACACCAGCTTTGAGCCTTAAGATTGTACAGTATCTCTCTCATGAAATGCCTTAGTAACCTTAACTATAGTTTCTAGTTTATCACAAACATCATGTTTCTTTCCTTTAGGTATATCATTATATAAATTAACAAGCCTTTTGAAAGAAGGACTATTTAATAAGCCATCATTGTTCATCTCATCAACCTGACCTCTTAAATTTATATTTTCTTTTAGTAACCTTGAATAGTTCTCAAATATACTTTCAGCATCATGATTATTAGAATATTTATAATCTTCATAAAGGTCTTGTAAGTGACCATCGTATTGCATAACTATAGGAAATACATTATTGATACCATGAATCACTGTAGCATGGTCAACATTAACACTAGCTCCTATATCAGTTAAACTAAGTCTAGTATATTCTTTACATAATTTAAAGTATACTGCTCTTGCATATACATTACTTCTCTTTCTAGTTCTAAAACTTAGGTCTATTCCTAAACAGGTTTCCATATAATTCCTAATCTGTTTAGTTTGTAGTGTACTATTTAAATCCATTATCCTTTTCTTAATTGATTAATACATACAGCTAATCGCTGCTCTCTTAGTGGGTACTCTTTTTTCATAGTTGCATCTGTCATACATCTACTCATAAAAGCATCTTCATTCTCTTGTGGTCTCTTCTTTGGTATTGGCATAATTTAAATTTATTTCTTGTTTATTTAATTTATCACTCATTAATGTTAAAAGCATAAAACTCATATGGTCTATTGCTTTTTGTATTCCTGCACATTCCCAGTATAATTCTTGAGCAGAATATTCTTCTAGTAATTTTCTTAAGTCAGTTATAGACATACCTTCTTCCAAATCATACATTGCTAGATTAAAGTATTCCTCTTTAATATCCTTGCCCTTATAGTGTTTCATGTGTTACATAATTATCCAGATTAGGTATCTCATCTTGAAAGAAATACTTGTACTGTTCTATTGCTCTATCTAATTTCTGCAATCCAGTTCTCATAAATTCATCTGAACAATCACATATCATTATATCTTTTGTGTCTTTATCTACAACAACAAATATAAAAGCATCTGCATCAAACATCTTTGTGTATAAGGCAGCTTGTAAATCATAAGAAAAATGTTTAGCACTCCATCTAAATTTACTTATGTCTCCAGTTGTTTTTAGGTCTATGATAACATTACCATTTAACACATCTGCTTTACCTCTGAAAGGTAAGCCATCTATCATAGAGGCTTGAGGTACTTCAAACTCAGCTCCTTGTAATAAATTTGTTACCTCTTTACATTTAAGAACTGCATCAGCTATTCTATTAGCATTATTAAACTCACTTCTAGTATATACATTAGCAGAACCCAAATCTAATACAGCTTGTTTAAATGCTTTAGTAGCTTTAGAACCATCAATTATTGTTAAGTCTTTTACCTTTTGAGGTTCAAGCACAGATAAATGTACAAGCCTACCATCTCTTAATGGTTGAGCATCCTGATTCACATTAAGCGATTTAAGGTATGCTTTAGGGCTTTGTAGTAGTTTCTTAGCTGAAGACGAAGAAAGTGCGTTAGAACCAAGATAACCATAGTAAAACTCATCATCATACATTCTTTCTATAAGGTCTAAATACTTCCACTCTTTATTGTCAAATGTTTTTATCATAACTTTAATTTTAAGCTAATATACACTTTTGTTAATTAAATGTTGTTAAAAGTCTGTTAAACTTTATGTTCCTTTTCAATCTCCTTTTGTAAGTTAGCTAATGCCCTCCAAGCAACTTTAGCTGAATGTCTTATACCATCTGAGTCTATTGTTCCAGCTTCAAGTAAATGTCTAGCAAGTGCATCTAATTCATCGCCAGATTTACTTCTATCCCAATGCAAAGGCTTGTCTGGATTATGCTGATAGTTTCCTGCATAACTACATTTAGCTACTTCTCTTATTGCATCAGGAAAGTAGTTCAGTACTCCTGAGTAAACAGGTATTTTCTTTCTCTCTGTCATTATATATATATTTTACGTTAACATTATAAGAACAACTAATAGTCCAATCTAAAAAGATAGTTTCTTTATTTCCCATGTTTCTCCTAATTTATTTAATACTTCAAGTAATGGTCCTGTTTTCTCTGACCACTTGCTTTTATAGTAACATACTTCAACAGTACATTCATTCAAAGGAATGTCTCTAGTATCATCATTAAAAGAATGAACAACCTTAAGCACAATAGCCTTTTCTTGATTATGCCAAGAGTCGCTTATCCTTTCTAATAATAGTCTTTGACCAGTAGGAATCCTGTTTCCTTTTCTTTTTACCTCAATCAATATTAAAGCATCGTTATTAAATTCAAGTACAGCATCAATATCGGAAGGATGTATCTTTCCATTTTGTATGCCAGTAAAATCTATAACTTGCTTTACTTGCTTTGAGTTCCTTATTAATGATTTATTAGTAGGCATCTACTATCTTCTTTAATCTTAATACTGTTGTTCTAACACAAGATGAACAAGATGAAGGTTTATTCTTTTTATTAAATATCCTATTACTTATTTCATAAAGTCTTTTAATCTCTTCATTGTTTAATACATTCTTGTTCTTAGCAAAGAATGCTGTTAAATAATTATATTCATCTTCTGTTAAACATTCTAGTTTATTATGTCTAAATATCTTATTGAGTTTATTCTTTCTTTCATCACATCCACAATCTTCTCCAGCTATAAACTTTACAAGCTTCTTAATTCCTGTAGC